ACCACAAGTTAAACAATTTTTTTCTACCATAATATTTTTACGATAAATACTTGGTGTTATTGAAAAATAACAATAAACCCAACAATATTTTATTAATATTATTCATTATCTATTATCTCCACTTCCGTGAACAGTTCCACGAGCGTGTCTTCCAATTAATTTTTCAATATTGTATGTTGCAACATCCTCAAGACTGAATCCGAGATTCTTACACATACTTGCCATATACCAAAGAGTATCACCAAGTTCAGCTTTAATCGCATCTCGATGTTCATCGGTTATTACACCACCTGCATCTCTTATAATCTTTTTGATTTTACCTTGTACCTCACCTGCTTCTCCAAGTCCCAGACCGTCATAGGCAACTGCAAGTAATTCCAAAACATCATCGGGTGTTTCTGGGTGCATTGCTTTAAATTTATCCAACGAGATGCCAAGACTTACTGCTTTTTCCTGATATTCTTTAAACGTTTCCATCACCAACATTTTTAATTTCCTTAATTAATTTTTTTATACCTTCAGGTGTTTCGGTTTTACCGAGTTCATTCTCAATCAATTTCAGATAATCTTCATCCATCTTGTCGTTGATATCGTTTATCGCCTGTAGTTGTTCCAGTGCGAATCTAGCTTGGCTGCCTTCATCGGCTTGAATCAATGACGGTTCTTTATATTTCTTGTGTTCGATATAATTTTCTTTGTTACCGTAAAACAGTAACGCCTGTTTCATCAAGGCGTTCTGACTCCTGAGTTCTTCAATGTTATTACTCATCTTCTTGGTCTTCTTCGATAATATTATTTTTCACGATTTCCTGATATTCTTTTAATTCAGAAGGATTGAGTGTGTATTCCTTACGATATGGAAATCTGTTATTGATTCTGGTGTGAAAAAATTTTCCATGAGACTCGGTATCCTCAAATTCCTGATAGAGTTCAGGGTCAATATTTTCATAAGAATACATATTACCACGACTAAATCCGATATACAGTCTCTGGCTTTTCACGAAATACACGGTATTCAGTATATTTTCTGACTTATAGATGGCTTCAATATATCCGATATCATTATCATCATCCAGTACTTCTTTTCGTTCTACTATCATTGCGTGTGTTTATTGAGCAAATATAAGTATAAAAATAATAAAATCAAAGAGTATTTATATTAAAATCGAGCACATGTCGCTTCCAAAAAAGAAAAGTAAAGTAATGATTGATACCAACCCGCCAGAGGTAGGAAACAAGTATTTGGAATACGGAATGGATAGAATTCACGAACTCATGGTTAAAACCGATAAGAAAACCAATTATCTACCGAGAACCATATTATTCGAAGACCTTGACCGAGCTGTTTTTGATTACGTAAATGAATATAATATGAAACTCACTCTTGACAATGAGTCCGTACCGAGTTTCTATCTTGATAACGACCGTTGGGGTGAATTCAGTAAAACTTGGAAATTCATGGATAACGATAAAAACGTGCCGACACCCTATATCACGGTAAGACGTATTGATAAACAAATCGGTACTCGTTTGGGTATTAAACACCGTATTCCACAACCCCGTAGCTTCAGATATATGAATGTTCCGATAATGGATGAGGGTCAAGTCATATATCTACAAATGAAAATGCCTGAACCCGTCAATGTTGACTTAACATATGAGGTGGCATTATTCACGAAATACCGTGTTGATGTAAATCTTTATGATGAACAAGTGTTAAAGAATTTTGCTAGTCGTCAGGAATACGTTTGGGTTAAAGGTAATCCACTGCCCTTGTTATTTGAGGGTTTTGCTGAAGCCAATCCGATTGAAAACATTGATGGTGACCGTTTCTTTGTTAGTAAATACGCTTTAAAAATTCTGGGTTTCATTCAAGACGAGAAGGAATTTGAAATAGTTAAGACCATGAGACAACCGAGAATCGGATATAGTGTCGATAATTAATTATTCTATAACATCATAAGTACCATCGTCCTCAAACACATTTCCAGTTGGATAGTTTTGTTTCTTGTTTTCGAAATTCTGAAACGTATCATTGTTTCTCTGAACATATGCGCTATTCGGTGTGAGTTCATATGCATTCACGGGGTCGGTTGCGAATCTCCATGTATTGGATTGTGGGTATAAAAAGACTCTGAAATACATGTTTTCTGGGTCAGCAAGGTCGTTAATCGAATTATTATAGAAAAGCTGTAATTTGCCGTCTTTCGCATTGTAAAAACTTAATTTCATGTATGCAACAACAAAACTATCTGTTAGGGTATTGAGATACCATTTGGGAATATTTATACCACAAAGCTGATGATTCAAATCAGTCTGCAACGTATAATTAGGAACTGAACCCATTTTAGTTTGATATGTTGTGGTTAGTCTGGTTTGGGTGTTAGCAGTAATGGTGTCATATAAATCAGCAATAATAAAACTGTTTCTAATCACATCATCTCTATTACTGAGTTCGGAACTCGTAAATCCTGCGTTGGTGAATGTGTTACCATGTGTAGTATTACCAGCATTTAAAAAATAAAACCTAAGATTTCTCGTTCTGCTTGGAGTGAACCTAACTATTTCATAGTCCGTTATGGGATTAATTAATTCCTGTTTGGTCTGTTCAGTAAGTCTGTCGATTTCCTGCTGATAACCAGACACATTAACATTACCACTTAAACCAAAGGTAAGTGTTGCACCTGTACTGTTTTTATTTAAATATATTTTTTCTTGTATTATCGACATGGCTTTCCTATATCATTTAAATCATTTTCGGGTTCTGGAACGAATTCCAATAATGTTGAATCACTATTCATAGATATCTGACTAAATACTGTTGAAGTATTACTATCACTTAAGTCAGGTGAGATGCTGAGTATAAGCGGTGCAAATAAATATCTTCTGCCGTTCATGAAAGGGTAATCAACACCATTCCCACTTAGGGGTTCAGTAAATCCCTGTGGAACTATTTCTCTCCACACGTATTGACCGTTGTCGAGTTCTGTTGCGTATGTGGGAATCTCGGTTTCTTCTGGCACGAGTTCATTGGGATTGGGTATTAGTTTAGTTACGACTCGAATTGTGTCGGTAAGAACAAAATTTTCTTCAAGTCTAACGCTTTTACTCTCATGAGTATTTTCAAATAAGATTGTGCTTCCAGAAATATCAACCCAACTGCTTCCACTTTGTTTCTGTATTTTAGTTATGGCGTAGTACCTATAACTGTTTCGTGGAAATTTTATCTTGGCGTTAAAATCGAGTTTATATGTGCCAACCCCTCCAAATGTAATGGTTCCATTTGTTAGATTTCCAGATATGCCACCACCGCCATTAATTGATGTCCAATTTGTTATAACAGATTCATCCGAACCCACAATTTGTTGTGTGGATTTCTCCACAGTCCAATTAAATGTTGGATTGCTTGTATATTCAATATCCAGACTTATGGAGTTTTCAACCAATTTCGTCATTTCAGCTGTACTTAGGTCATCACTGAGATATCTTAGTCTTAACGGAATGAAGGGGTTGTATTTCCAAACAAGATATCTTGTACTACCACCACTGGTTTCATATTGGGTTTTAATGTATATGGTCTGATTGTCAACAAGGGTTTGTCTGTATTGGGTTTCATCGTAATTTATAACTTCACCAATTTTACCCGTTGTTGCGGTTTCCACAATATCTCCAATATTTAAGTCTTTAGGTGAATAATTGGTTTTAATTCCAGTACCCGTTGTAATGTATCTCGTGTATTGCATGGTTTCTGCCACACCATTCCCATTGGTTTTTAATTTATATTTTGCAAATAGAAATAATTCGGTAATCGGGAACCCGAAATTATCGAAATACTGGCTCACATCAAAATCGATATTAAATGCAAAACCATAGGTCTGTTCATCATATACGTTGGTTGTGAAACCCGCAGGAAATAATTCGAAGTCATTTGGTGTTGCAATTACTTGGAACAGTCTGAGATAATTACTACTATTAAGACTACCAGCACGAGTATATCCGCTACTTGCGGGTCTGACAAGATAGAAATCGAAAGAATTTAATAGGTTTTTTGAATCATCAGTATAATCGGGAGTAAAAAAATCATCGAGTTCGTCATAATTATTAACCAAACCATTGAGTAACGACATGTATTCGATTCTACCGTATATTCTATATACTGGATTGTTGGCACGTTCCTCATCAAAAACCTCTGTGGCATCCACGACATCATTCACAGTAAATTCTGTAATTTCTGAAGTCTTTCTCGTGAGTTCGGCTTTAGTGAATTCCTCGGTATTAACAGCATTAATATCTCTTCGAGAACCCAGTAATATTTCAACGCTTCTATCCATATAACATAAATACCGTGAAAATAATTTCGTGAAAACGTAACCTTTATGATTTTTCTTCGTATAATATCGTGTGTTTAACAATTAAAAACTAAAAAATAGAAAAAATGAAAAAAGCGATTTATTTACTTACAATGATTTTTACTCTGGCTCTGATGAGCACGAGTTGCGAAAAAGTAGACCCTGCTCCCGAAGGCATCATCGTAGAAGACCTTGTTGGTGACTGGCACTTTGAATCCCTTGAGTTTAAAGGTGAAGTATATACAGCTTGCGATGATGATCTGAATGAGGAATATGATCTCATAACGTTTGAAGTTCTTGATGTGACCACGACAACACTTAGGTTGTTCTCGGATTGCATTGATGATGATGACCCAAATAATCTTGATTGGGTACATAACTATACCCTTAAAAATAATAATCTCACAATTGGGGGTAATTATTATGTTTTTAAAATTTTAAATGTTAATGATTTTGATAACACAATATTGAGATTAGAACTCTTCGATGCGGTGTTCACTAATGTTCCCATTGGTGGGGTATATACCTTAACCAAATAAATTTTCGGTGAAACATATTGAACCCCAAGACAACGTTTTGGGGTTTTTTATGTTACCAGACCAAGTTCAAGCAGATATTTTATACAATCAGCATCGTTTAATCCCTTGTAAAAATAAATTCTTTCATCATTACTTGCTGTCGGCACACCGTTTTCATTTCCACCGTTATAGGGGCAAGGAGTGTTACCGTTACGATAATTCCCCTGTAATACCCCACTAAACACATCATCTTTAAAACCTTTTAATGTGATTGTGTTAAATTTCTTTATGTCTTCAACGGGAACTTCAATAATATCCGTCCAATGCAGGTCTGAACGTGGAAAATATTTGGTGTTGATGTCACCAGCAGCAATAATCATGTCGTTATCATTCAGAAAAAATCCATTGAATTCCTCATTACCATCACCCTCTCCTTGTCTATGAAAATGGTCTGCAACCTGAACATATTCAATTCTATTATATGCGCTAACGAGTTTCCCAACCTGTGGAAAATGTATTGAGAGATTCATCCAATTAGCACCGAAACGATGTGCTGTATTTGTTGTTCGATTAGATGGGAATCCGTATTGAGAATTACTGTAGTTTGTGTCGTCAGTGGTGTTTTGATAATTATTGGTAAGTATCACACCGACATTATTTATTTCATTGTCCGAGATAACGTTTATTTCTTTTGTGATATCATTAATAAAATCTTTACTAAAAAAACCATTTGGGTCATCATCAGTGAATTGATTACTATCAGTACCACCTTCATTTGCAACGGTAGCATGGAATCTTGAAAAACTGTAAAATTTCTTACTTTCAAATCTAAAATTTTGTTTCCTCCAATTTATAACACTGATGTGATTATTTCCTGTGTTCCAACCTAACCCATTTTTTGGTGAAGCATATTGTGGGAATTTAAATCTGTATCTGAATGGTTCAACAATTGCATTATTACCTATATTACCATTGAAATTCATAGGTAATTCATTCTCGGTAATTTCAAGAGTTACGAATCCCCTGAATTCAGTAAAAATCCCATTTGGATTGGTGTTAGAAACGGATACTGGACTTCCGTCATCACCAGTAACTACTTTATTTCTGTTACAATTTATAATAAAAACAAAATCCCCATTTCGTTTGTAAATTGAATAATTATTTGGGTCAAGTATTTCCATATCACTACAATCATCTTCAACGTTTCCCGAATTAATATCAGCATCACTAATATGTGACGGATAATAATATATTTTCTCCATTACTTTACCAATTCTTTTTGAAAACATTCCCGCTGTTTCATTAACGTTTTGACGTGCACTAAAAAGTTCTTGTATTCTTCTCGTAGTACCAAAACTGTTCTCACCATACATGGCATTATTACCATCAGTAAAAACACTTCCAAACATAACGAATGTGTTTGTGAGCGTTGCACGTATTCTAAAATCCTGTCTGGTAATTCCTATTTCAAAATTTTCGACATCTCCCCAAAATGGTCTAATATCAACACTGATTTCCTGAGTTTCGATATGTGGTAAATCACCTAAATCATTACTGGGTTTGATTCTGGTGTTATTATCTGTAAATAGGTTTGGCGAATAACCGAGATTCGTTACCATCGCTGCGGGATTCATACTATATTCACCAATATCCGTTATATCAACACTCAGGTGCACGATTTGTGTGCCAGTTGGTACTCCGAATATCATATAGTCACCAGCATCATTACTTGTGGTTGTGTATTTATAATATTTTTTATAGACTTCCAGAAAGGTTTCATTTGTTACAATTTCTTCTTTTATTGGGAAGCTACCGAATGCCTGTTTAGGTTTAATTTCACCGTCTTCTGGGTCACGTTTACTTACACGTGGTAACAGATTATATCGCTTGCCCTCGGTGTTCTTGTCTCTTGGGGTGGTATATGGGTATAATTTATATGTATCGGGGTTACTGGCATCTTCATCAGTTAACGGAATGAAAATACTTATCTTGGCATTCGGCACACCAATACCACCATTAGCAAGAACTCTGCCAACAAGCACACCGTAATCCGCATTGAAGTTCTGATACACGTCTTTGGTTCTCAAGGTCATTGACATGAATTCCAGTGTCTCGACATCCTGTTCCAGTCTTACCGTGATAAACTTGTTATCGTTTTGGTTCCCTGTGTTACTTGTATTAAGGTATATGCGTTGTGATTTGTTCATATCTTGGTTTTCTATAAATACTAATACGAGAAAAATCAAAAAAATCTGTCTTTTTTCCTAAAAAAATCTAAGTGAATTTAAGCAATTTTTTTAGGAAAAAAGACAAAAATATGGAAATCGAGAAAAATCGAGACCAAAAATCAGAAAATCTGAGGAAATCTGTATTTCTATCAGCGTGATAATAATCTGGTAAAAACTTCTTTTCGATTATTTTTCAGTATTTATTGGAAAAGAATCGACATTCTATTAATAGTGAAAAATAAATTAGAAAATTAAATAATAAATAATATGGCAGATTTTGTATTTACCTCTCCGGGTGTAAAATTTAAAGAACGTGACTTAACTTATGTTACACGTAATGTGGGAATCACAACACTGGGATTGGCTGGAGAAACCTTGAAGGGACCTGCATTTGAACCCGTCTTCATTCAAGACCAGACCGAATTCAAAGAAAGTTTTGGAATTCAAAGCACGAAAAGATTTCCCGATGGAAGTCTTCAATATCAATTACCTTATGTTGCTAACGCCTTCCTCGAAGAAGCGCAACAATTATATGTGACCAGAGTACTGGGTCTTAGTGGATATAAGGCGGGGCAATCGTGGAACATCGTTATTGAAGCTGGGGTTGATTTAGATAGCGTCACAGGTGTATCAGCTACCACAGGAACAAGCATTCCGTTTTCAGGTAATAGTTATCTGGGCGTTGCTCTTGGTAGTCTTGGTGCTACAGGAACAACAGCTACTGGCTACACAAGAAGTGGTGATGTTTTCACACAATATGTTCACGAATTTACTGCTACCACATACAATGAGGGTGTTGGTGCTGTTACTGATGTGGTAACCATGTACACAGGCACATCATTAGCCGAATATGAGAATATGGTTGTGGCTGTGATTAGAAGTCGTGGTGATTCTGAAATTGCAATTGATAGTAAGGTTGGTGCAACACCTAATTTTGAAACAACTAATCTTAGCATTACTAACAATAAAACATTACTGGGTGTTGGTGATATTTATGAAGAATTTAAATTAATCGCCACAAATACTGACCCAAATAATCCATACTATGTAACTGGAAGTACTGGAAGTAGCTACACCGTTTCGTTAAATCCTAACGATAGTAGTTTTCTACCTAATGTAATCGGTAATACCCCAAAAGATAAGGATACCATGATTTGGGTTCAGGCAGTCTATCCTGACTTAATTATGAAACTTGATGAAAATAGTCTTGTGTATGGTGTGAAAACCGAAATGGTTGTTACTGAAGAGGATAATAACATTTTTGGTGATTACGAAACCAGTTACAAGACTCCCGAAACCCCTTGGGTTGTTTCTCAAATTAAAGGTAATACGGTTGACAGACTATTCAAATTCATCACTATCTCTGATGGTGATAGTGCAAACGAAGAAATTAAAGTAACGATTCAGAATATTAATCCATATACACTGGAATTTGATGTCGTTGTCAGGGAATTCTATGATACCGATGATAATCCAAGTGTTTTGGAAACCATCCAAAAATGTACACTGGTAAAAGGTGCAAGTAATTATGTTGGACAGAAAATCGGAACTTCCGATGGTGAATACAGTCTCAACAGTAAATATATTATGGCTGAAATCGCAGGTGACCTTCCAAATGATGTGTTCCCCGCTGGTTTTGAAGGCTACATATTAAACAACTACACTGTGAATGTTAGTGGTAGTACTACAGGTATTCCACCAGCAATATTCTACAAAACAGAGTATGCCGACACCGATAGAGTAAGTAAGACATATCTTGGTCTTTCTGAATTGGGTTATACTGGTGACGGTATCAATCAAAACATGTTTGATTTCATTAACTTCTATAGCGGACAGCCTTCAAGTGGATTCACGAAATCCAAAGGTTTCCATATGGATAGTGGAGCAACATTTACTTTTGATGGTTATGAGTTTGAAACAGGTGAAGGTGATTTCAAAACATATGTGAATACCGATGACCCAACAAACCCATACTATAACATAGCAACAAGAAAATTCACCTTGGTTCCTGCTGGTGGTTTTGATGGTTGGGATGTAAATCGTAGAACTCGTTCAGTTGATGATGCATATAGACAAGGTGGAAGACAAAGCGGTACGTTTTCAGCAAATGAAGTACCAAATAACGATTTCCAAGCATGGGAAATGGCTATTGATACCTTCGCTAACCCCGAAGACGTGACGATTAATATTTTTGCCACACCGGGTATTAATTGGGCTGACCATACTATTCTGATTCAGAACACAATCGAAATGATTGAAGAACAGCGAACCGATACACTCTATGTTATTGATTCACCTGAATTACCTAATATTACCAACCCAACCGTTGGTGGTGGTGGTAATGAAGATGTTTTTGCAGCGAGACAAATTACCAATACTCTTACTGAAACAGGTATTGATAGTAATTATAGCTGTACTTACTTCCCTTGGATTCAAATCAGAGATACTCAGAACAATGTAAACGTATATATCCCACCAACTGGTGAAGTTGTTAAGGCGATGGCGTTTACCGATAACACGAGATTCCCTTGGTTCGCACCAGCTGGTTTAACACGTGGTGTTACCAATGCAAGGAAGTCAATGTACAAACTCAGTCTGGAAGCCAGAGACATTCTTTACGGTGGCAGAATCAACCCATTAGCGGATTTCGCTGATACGGGTACAGCGATTTTCGGTAACAAAACTCTACAGGTTAGAGACAGTGCTCTTGATAGAATTAATGTTCGCAGATTACTGCTTCAAATCAAGGTTCTTATATCTAACATCGCTGTTAGATTGTTATTCGAACAGAATGACCAAGCCAGTATTGATTCATTCCTTAATCAAACTAATCCTATTCTTGATAGTATTAAGCGTGAAAGAGGTCTTACGGATTTCAGAATCAAAATGGATAACAGTAATAACACACCTGAGACTCGTGATAGAAACGAACTCTATGGAGAAATCTTCTTAAAACCAACACGTGCTCTTGAATTTATTGGTATCACATTTACCATAACCCCAAGTGGTGCAAGTTTTGATGACGTTGGTGCATAATCAAATTTTTTAATAAGAGGAAACCCGCTTTCGAGCGGGTTTCCTCTTTTATAGTATTTATGTGAAAATAATCGTAATAAACACCAAACAATATGACTAGAAGAAAAAGTAGAGCCAGTAAATCCGCACTGAACACAACAACAGAATACAATCCCACTGAAGAAAAGGAAATAAAAGTAGAGATTACGGAAGAAAAGGCTAAAGCACCTGAAGTAACCCCTGAATTTATGAAAATGTTTGAGGAAGAACTGGAAAAAGAAATGGAGAACACTGAACTCCCAACTCAAGATGAAATTGAAGAAGAACTTGAAGTTGATAAATATAATCCACCAGCTTCCAATTATCCTGATAAATTTCCCGCAAAACCATTTAAAGTCGAAAAGAAAAAAGAAATCACTAAGAAAGACCTAATGGCGTTATCAAAGAAAGGACTGAGATATTATCAAAGAACAGGGAAACTGCCACAGGAATAAATCTTAGATTCTCGGTATTGTTTTTCAAATACCTGAGTATTTATTATTAAACGTAAAAAATAAACAGAAACAATTAATAACTCAAAAATATGGCAACAGAAGAAACAATGATAAGAACGATGCCGTTTGAATACGAACCGAAACGTGTTAATCGTTTCTTTGCGGTATTCGATGATTCTTTAGGTATTCAAGTTTGGAAGGTTCAGAAGTTCAAGAGACCTTCAATGAAAATAAACAGCGTTCCTATTCAATATATGAACGAACAAAACTATGTTGCTGGTAGATATACTTGGGATAGCATGTCGATTACTTTTCTTGACCCGATAGGACCATCAACCTCACAGCAACTCATGGAATGGGTGAGACTTCACGCAGAATCTCTTACAGGTCGTATGGGATACGCAGCTGGGTATAAAAAAGATATTACCTTGAAATCATTAGACCCAACAGGTGTAGAAGTCGAGAAATGGACACTACAACAATGTCAAATCGTAAGTATTGACTTTGGTGATAACGATTACACAAATGATGAATTAACCAATATTACACTTGAAATCCAGCCTTGGCGTTGCATTCTAAATCTTTAAGAATCAGCCACTTACAATTATAGTTAAAAACCACGTAAACAATACGTGGTTTTTTTATGTCTTTACATTATGCTGCTTTGAGTTCTTCGATTCTTTTTTTCGTGATGAGATTAACGTAATATGACATATCTTTTATTTTAATAATTTCATAGTTTTCATTATTATGACTGAACCATATAATGTATGAGTCACCTAATTTAATTCCAGTATTTTTCTCAATAATTAATTTATAAAAACTTAATTGTAAAGAATATAAATTTAAATCAGAATCATCTAACATGTATAATTCATCTTTCATTTTTCTATCCGATGTTAACGATAGTTTTTTATTTGTTTTATGGTCCCAGATTTGAAAACACTTGGCTTTAACGTTATAAAACAACATATCGACCATACCCCCAATTAATGATTCCCTGTCGTAAACCACAAATTCTGGTCTTATTGGAATTAATTTACCTCTGACATCGTTATAAAAATTATCTACGTGGTTTTTGGTGATTTTATATTCTTTTTCTATTGGGTCGAATCCGAATTCATCCAATATTAATTGTTTGGGGTATGGAAAGACTTTATTTAAAAATTTGGATTCAGCATAGTCGTGAATCGCACTGCCTTTCATCGTGCCTTTTTTGTTAATAAATTCCCAACCCCTGAGAACTTCTTTTTGAGTGAGTGAATATTCTTCGGCTTTAGTTTTTGACCAATAGTCTTCAGCGAATTCTTCTTGATATCTATGAATTATTGTCGTGACACTTATTAATTTCTTACCATCGACAAGATATTCATGTGGTTCATCATGATATTCAACATCGTTAAAGGTAGTGAAAAACTTATTTGGTATCTCGATTTTCATGAAAACAAAAATACGAAAAAATTAATTAGTTACAACATTTTTTTGCATAATTAATTCAAGCTGTAGTTCTTCCAGTTTTTTTATTATTTCATTTTTATCTGGAGCGACCCCTGAATATCCGTGGATATGACCAATCAATGCGGTTCTAATTACATTCAGTGCTTCAACAAGAACGTCTCCACGAGCAATCGGATGTCCCTCATTGAAAATCCTCTGACGGTCTTCATTGGTTAGTCTTGCTGCCTTGAATTTAGGGTCTCCACTGTGACTAATTAAAGCGATTTTATCACTGAGAAGCACAGAATTACTATAGTAGTTGGTATCTCCTGATAGCGGTTCGTAAATCATACTAAAATGTGCGGGGTTCTTGGTATTGAGTTTTAGCACGTCTCCGTTTTCATGTTTTCCCGCTCTCAAATGAACTTCATTCACTCTTAAAATAACATCAGTATTGACCCTACCAACAATAGCCACATCATCTTTTCTGGGAAACACGCCTTCGGCATCAGGTATTTTTGACGGTGCTTTTTCAGCGGGAGTAAGACCTACATTGGTGGTGGAAAGGGCAGTATATATGTTATCATACTCTATTTTTTGTGGTTGTGAAATAATAGCACCCATCCAATATCTGCTTCTCTGGGGGAAGTTAATGTCTTCGAGACTAATCCTTACCATTTCACCGACTTTAGGTATGGCATGGAAAAACTTGGGGAGTTCGGGATATGCCCAAGGTAGTTTTTCGTTCGGTATCTGATTATCGAGTCCATCGATTCTTACCTTAATTCTACCGCCATCAGTTTTATCATCAATATTAATAACATTTCCATAGTACATCACTCTTTGACGCACAATACCAGCACTCTCCTTTTTATTGGGGTTACTTGTCTGAATTATTGGTTTATCATATCCTGCCATTATTGATTTAGTGTTTCAATGATTTCCACATAATTTTTTTCGAGTTCCTGTAATTCCTCGACTTTCTGATTCAATAATTTTTCAAGGACTTCGATTTCATTTACGTTATTAATGATTTCCTGTTTCAAAGCATCGTGTCTAGCTTTGATATCATTAGCTTTTTTAAGCAACTCAGTTGGCGTTATTTTGTTTGGGTTTTCCATTATTGTATCACACCATAACCTTTTATAAACGTTATTGTTGAACCGAATACCGAGACTGGTCCTGTTGGTGACACCCCAGCTGCCGTTAGAGTGATACCGGGCGGTATAGCCACACTTATCTTAGCGTCTTGTTGAAGTGCTTTAATTATTTCTTCAACTCTGATTCTTTCCATGATTTCATCGGGATTAACCGCACCACTTGGTAATGCACCCACAGGTAGTCCTGCCTCGGATTTCCTTGAGATAATATTCGATGCTATCTTCGTGGGAGAGAGTCCTGAACGTCTTGGTACACCAACAAGAATAAGTGGTGTTGGGATTGGTGGTGAACCGCCAATCGAACTAAGAGCCAGAACCACACCAAATCCCGCAATTATTGTTGCTATATCAGTGTAATCGGTAGCCATATTATATTATTTATTCAGTAATGGGTTCTCCTAACCTCACGACTTCCTGTTCTTCTTTAGCTTTTTTCAGTTCTTCTTCAGCTAATTTTAACTGCTTTTTTTTTTCAGCAGCAGCTTTTTGTAATTCTTTTAGCCTTAAAATACTAATCCATTTCCAACCAATGAAAAGTCTTATCATGACCCTCCTGAACCAATTCGGTTTGACTGTGGTAGCGAGTTGTGTCCCATCGAATTCTCCATCGATAAGATAAACACCCGCAAAACCCTTGTTTAATTTTTGGTCAACTATCATAATATTTGATTTAATGGTATCGGTGATAAACTTATAAGTGTATCACGAAATTGATTTATTTGTTCTTTCAATACCTTCCTAACCACTGGTTTCAGAAGTTTTGTAAGATAGGCAACAGCTAATGTAAATAAAAAAGCTGCTACGATTTTCATTATTTCCTTAGACATACACTTTATACATGTCTTAAAGTTCTTCATGTCTTCACTGGCTTTATTAAGTAAAACCGTGCCATTATTCATTAATGCGCTTTGCATTCCCATTAACACCCTTATTTGTGGTGCTGTGGTTACGGCTTCAAGTAATTTTGTTGTGAAGACCTGTATTATCTTTTGAAAAAAACCGTCTTTAATGGTTTCCTGATTTTCTTCAGTAAGTTCTTGTGTATCAGTACTACCACTTGTACTCTTACCTATTGTTTCTTCTATTTTATCAGCTACAAGAGATGGGTCTGTTGAACCAGAAATTACTGACATCACGTCTGTAAGGTCATTTAGTCCGAGTTCCGCTGGCATTAATCCACACCCCATATCATACTCCAATGTGCCATTAACCACGTTTTTCGCACGATTCTGAAGTTCATCGAATCTATCTAGTGAAATCACAAATGAATCGTCATCATTTAATACGTTTTGAAGTATAGCATTGATTTTTTCTTCCTCATATTGTTGTTCAACCGTTTTTCCCTGCTCTTTGGATAGTGTTCCATAAATCGCATTTAATACCGCTGATATGATTACAGTCTTATCGATTAATTGTGTATTATCGATAAAATTACCGAAGAAAGTGCCGATATTCCCACTGAAAGTGCTACTGGGTTTGATTTGAATTTCATCATTACTATCATCATATGTCATTGTCATGTTTAGAAATGTCGTTGGTGTCCCAGCATTGACTATCGCCTCACGCATCTTTTTATCGAAATTATCTGTAGAACCATATAAAAGTTCTCCACCCTGAGAACTGGCATCTACTTGAAACTTTCCCGAAACATCGATTTCCTTAACAGGGATTTTTATGCCGTCATTCTTGAAATCGAATGGTGTTGTAGGTAGTGCTGCACTGGCATCGGCTTGTATGAATTGTTTTTTCAGTGCTGTTTTTATTTGGGGTTCAGCATCATCCAGAACCTCAGTAAATAATTTACCAATGGCTTCTTTAAGCACAAGGGTTCCCGCAACGGTTTTCAAAACATCTAATATAAACGGCACAATGTCGTCTTTATTACTGATGGAAGGGAATAAATCCGTTTGTTCAGGCAAATCACCCGCTTCCACTAAAGATGTATATGCACCAATCTTATTAAAGATATTTCTTTTATCGTCAGCTAAACTCATTATTCAGTTTTTTTACCTTCTTTCTTAGCCATTTCTTCTTCTACGAAATTCAACAGTTCGTTTCTTCTATCGGTACTAAGAATTTCATTATTACCACTTGAACTCGAACCGCCTTGAAACCCCCCACCTTCTTTATTTTTTTCAAAGACTACTTCCTTTAAATACTTAAGAATCATAATTTTCTGGTCTTGATTCTTGGCTTCAGCAGCTATTAGTTTTACGATTTCACCACCAATTGCTGCCACTTCACCTGTTTCTTTAACCTGTGTCTCCCATTTATTATAGAGTCTCGTGATTTTCGCCTTGATGTTATGACTTTCGTTGTAAATTTCCTGAAGAAGTTTATTTACGCTATCTTCATCGAATTTAAGTTGTTTTCGTTTTGGTCTGCTCATTGTTTATAGTTTTAGTACATATAAATACAGGTTTTTTTATTTTCTAATCATTGAAGTAATCGGTTTTTTCAAGAAAATATATATCCTTAAACGGCTTGATTCCGACTCGAATTTCTTTAGTTGTTAAACCTGTTTGTTCTTTGAGGTATAATAAAATCTTGTTCTTCGCAAATTTATTTGTGACTTTTTTATTATATCTTCCATCGGGACTGTCTTCCATAAACAAAACCTGCCAGTTCTTCAAAACATTAATGATTGCATCACCCACTATTTCTTCGTTTTTCTTTATAGTTAGGTCGGTTTCGATTCGCTTTTCGATTTTATTAACCACGGAATTAATTAGTCTTTCGAGTTGATGCTGTGCCTCCGTTTCTATTTCATACGTAAACTCAAGATTCTCATTAATGTCATCGATATAGTCATCAAAAGGCAGATTAACTTTTTTTTCAGTATAGCTTTTTTTACTGTGGTCTTTATAATGATTTCTAATTATGGTCTGACAATAACTAAATGCTCTGGAATAAAAAATCCTATAAACGTATCCATCATCAAGACCCTTTAGGATTTCCAATTTATTCTCGGCATCAAGAGACCCAAAGAACCTATATTTATCACCTAACTTATACCATTTACCGTCTTCAGAATCAGTTTTTCTGCGTTCAATAATAAACGGACGATATTTAACCATGTGTTCAATTAAATGCGTTAAAGCATTTGACTCCACTTCTTCCATCCCATAATTACCGATATGAATTGGATACCTTCTAAGTATTGATTGAATCATCTTACGAAATGGTTCGATGAGGATGTCGTTATAAATTTTATTTTTTTCTTCCAGCGAATCAGAATTAATATAATTTATAACGGCTTGTTCCTCTTTATCTGCAAAATATTGATTACTTGTTTTTTTCGCCATTTAAAATAATATTAAACGATATTACTTCTGAGTAACGAGATTCTGTAATCTTGATGTGTCAATAGGTCTGTCGTTCATGAAGTTAGATTCCTTAGTCGCTGTTTCAAACCAAAACTTCCTTTCTTCAACAGGCATTTCATTCAGATAAGTGGTGAACATGCTTCCCTGACGTGTGGATAAATGTTTATATCCGAGTTTCTGAATCGTATATATCTTACAGGCATTATTTAATGCTCTGAGCAAGAACTCATACATAAACGTCAATTTAATATTTGATTTATAACCACCTAAATTCTCGAATTCAGATTTCTTTATAACTCCACCACTTAATTTAAAATCCGTGTATTGTTTCAATGCGTTTAAATTAAGATAACCCATTTCCCCGTTCTCACCAACAAATTGTTGTGCCCATACGGTTTCATTTGTCATTTTAATGCCTTCGTTTTTCTCATTGACCTCAATCATCATGGTGAGAAAAACATCTATATCGGGATACGCCTTGATAAACTTCTCTACGTTTTTTAGGTACGCATTTGAGTACTCATCATCGAATTCAAGTACCGAGAAATATTCGGTAGTTACGGATTTAACACCGAGATTCACTTGTGACTGATAATCGGCTTTACCGTCATTTTTTATCAACACAAAACTCTCATTACTAACGTTATCATTCTCCCTAATTAAAGAATCCCTTAATTCCACAATATTGGCATCGAGTTCTGCTGGATATACTAAAATCATTTTTGGAAGCTCATCAACCCCTTCTTGTTTAACTACTGATTCAATTGCTTTATCTAAATATCCCTTTATCACTTCATTATATTCGTGAACGGGAATTATTACTGTAGTATTCATTTGTTTCTTATTTAAAGTTCTTATTATTTTTCTTCAACTGGTTCAAGAGCTTTTTCGAAAAGCGATACTCTTTTTTCCAGTAGTCCGTTATATATTTCAGTTAGTCTGGTTTCACTGTCGTTCTGATTATATTTCTCAACAACAGAATTCATCTTCACATAAATCTCATCAGAAATATTATCATCGAGAAATTTAATTAAAACCTCACCAGTTAATATCGGAAGGTCATAATAGTTTTCTGTCCAGACACCAGCACCCTCAACGGCTTTTACTGGGTTTCCTTCTTCATCCCTTTCAATCATGTATTCTGGCATGATGTCGGGTTTAAGACAAATCGGAATTGTACCAGATTTCATACATTCCAACGGAAACGTACCAAAAGACGAAATTCTATCTACCCATACGGCTGCAAAATTTTCTTTGAGTCTCTTGGCGAAATCCACTCTTCTCATTGGCTGTGGTGGCTTGCTCTTGGTTACCATTGGGTCGAATGTAACCCAGTTGTATTGAGGATACTTGATGAAAAACAGCTTAACGAATTTCGAAATTTCATTTGCGTTTCTACCAATAACCGAAATCACGGGTTTCTGAGGCTTATCTGATTTACTGAAGTATTCTGGAATTCCGATGTTATAGGTTTTAATGTCAAACTTATCTTGACCATAAAATGTTTCAACCCATTCTTTAAGTGTTTGAGATGTACTGATAACGTCTTGAATTCCAAACGCACCCCAGTCGGTGCCGGGTATCAGCGAATTCATCATGTAATCCACAGACTGTAATAAACCCACTCTTAAACATGGAAGGTTTTTTGTTTGTTCCATGACATTTGAAAACACATCTGGAATAATCATAACGTCTTCTGGTCCGACCGTTAACTTCGGGTCTGCCATCGAAACGTGTTCGAAATCCGTTAATTCTTTTTCAATCCACGATGGAACGACATAATCTCCTTTTTCTACCATTATTTTTACGTTAAACCCCATGTTTTTCACCACGGTTGCGTGAAAATATATTTCATAGATACTTGCAACAGGATTCTGTGATTCTGGTACAACAAATAAGAATTTAGATTCCCTATTCTTTACTTTTTCAAGAGCAGATTTAACACGTTCTACTTGTTCTGTTTCTGCTTGTTGTGTTGCATTTTTTAATTCTTCACTCATTTCTTTTTATTTTTATATTTTATTATTTTTTGAAATTTCTTGTCTTCAATCAAATCTTTGATTTGAAGTGCTTCCATAGTACCCTTCTCTATGTTTTCGTTATAGGGTCTATTAAGTTTTATTAATTTCTTACCCCAAGGCACACCCATTTTAAGGATTTCAGGGTCTGTTGTAATCAGCACATCCACGTGTTTCCACATGTCCAGAGACTTGTCAACAAAAATGTAGTTTTTGAATCTTGACTGTATCTTACTTAGGAAGAAAAGCGTAGGTGGAATACTGAATCTGTTTTCTACCGAAATCACGGTAAAATCTACGGTGTCCTCGTATTTCATTAAGAAGTTATTAACGTCAACATCCATGTTTCTATACATAATTGGTGCACTGCCGTGTATTTCAAACAGAAAGTCCTGATACATAAAACGATTATATACCTCACGTGCAGTTAATTTTAGTTGTTCGGCTTTCTTAAATAAAAAAGCATCGGCATCCGCATCACCTTCTTTATCGACCTGATAATGTATTGGATTGATGTCGTCTGGCATATCATCGGGTTCACGTAATTCCTTAACGGTTTCCACTGTGTCTTCCCAATTATATGTATTAAAAAAATCATAGGTATATGATGCAGGTACTTCCTCATCGTCTTCACCGAATTCCTGTGCGTAATACCTATCAAATTGTAGCCATCTGGCTCTCAATATTTCGTTGATATCGATACCAACATTTAATTTACTCATTACTATTCTCCTTTAATTCTGCGACCTGATGTCTGAGTTCAACCTGTAGTTCTTGCATGAGGTCAGTATGTTTTTTTATTAATTCCTTATCTGTGATATATACGGGATTTACACATTCTACTCTAGTGTCAGTGCTTTGAGTCGGTATCATTAATATCTCTCCTTCAAATGTGCTTGGAGTTATGCGCTGTGAAACCCTCTGTACGAAGTCCTGAAGGTCTTCACTACGAATACCAGCCACTCCAATGTAAAACACCAATATTTTCTTTTCGTCAGTCATTTAATCTTTGTTTTTTTCTGCCGTTGCCGTTATTATTTGGTTTATTGACTTCAATATATTCTTTATATTTTTTCTCAATCACGCTAATCAGGGGATTTCTTATGTTCGTGTCTTCATCACTCATTTTAATCACACCCATACTCTGGGTTTCCCGAAACAAATCCAAAAGAATTTCCAATGAACTATCGTCTTTATTTCTCATGTCGATTTGATTCGTGTCACCAAGTAAAATAATTTTGGCGTTACTACCGATTCTAGTTAAAAGCGTTCTGGAATTATCAAATGTCACGTTTTGCATTTCATCGGCAATAATAATACAGTCATCGAGACTCGCACCCCTAATAAACGCAAGTGGTGCTGGTCTCACGATGTCTTTCTCAACCAATTGTTTAAGTGAAGCATCAGTTACCACCTTCTCCATATTGAGATAAAAACTCCACATTGCGGGTTCAATTTTTTCTTGAATATCACCGGGCAGAAAACCAACTTCTTCGTCCTTAAGCGGTTTCACTGATTTTACTAAATATATTTTCTTGAAGCGATTCGTTGATTTCTTCAAGAGATTTAAAGCGATACCCATTGCAACAAAGGTTTTTCCAGTCCCTGCCGGTCCTGCACAAATCGTGATTTCATTGCTTTTAATCGATTTTATTAATGCGATTTGACTGTCATTCGCTGCTTTTATTTTTAAATCATTTGGTATGATTTTATTTATCATGGATTTAATCAATCTAATTTCTTCTCCACTATTAACCATAATCATTTCATTATAATCTTTTTCATCCTTAAATCTATCTCTTCCCATATTTCATTTAAAGTATTGCTTTAATTCAATTTTTATTAAAAAATAACTTTATGCTTACAACTACTAATACGTGTTTTAGTTAAAAATCTTGAAACCCTGACGAAAATTTTTTTTATAGTATTTATCATTGAAAAACAATAATAAACTATAAAATTTTATAATATGGACAAAGAAATGCAAGAACAACAAGGAGTTCCACCTAAGAAAGAACCCATTGCTGATGTATTAAAAAAATACAAAGAAATGCGTAATGAAGGTAATTTACCACCAGCATCACCACAATCTATTGACCCAGATAAAGTAATTGCCGATTCACTACCTACGGGTAATAGAGATTTTAATCCAAAGGAATTTGAAAACACCATGTCGAAAGAAACCGACCCCGACCTAATGATGAGTTATGAAGTCGTTAAACTTCCATCTAAGGGATTATATTATAATCACGGAATTTCCGAAGTAAACGTGGAATACATGACCTCAAAAGACGAGGACTTACTGACAACTCCTTCACTTATTGAAAACGGAACGGTTCTCGATGTCCTACTTAAAAGAAAAATTAAAACCAAAGGTATTAATCCAGACGATTTATTATCTGGCGATAGAAACGCTATTTTATTGTTTTTACGTAGTTCGAGTTACGGTCATGAATACAGTGTTCAGGTCACCGACCCCAGAACAGGTAAACAATTTCAAACCAAAGTCGATTTACTTAAATTAAGATATAAACAACCCAAGGAATTACCCGATGACAACAAATGTTTTAATGTTGAGATTCCCATGCGTAAGAAAAACGTTAGATTCAGACTTCTAACAAGTGGTGAGGAAAACATGTTATTTAAACAAGCCGAAGCACATAAAGAAGCTATGAATTTGGAATATAATGACTATAACACTATGAAACTCAAGGCACATATTGTTGGTATAGGTGAAAAAACCGACCCAACTTATATCAATAAATTTGTTGATGTAATGCCAGCACTTGATGCCCTGACAATCAGAAAAAAAATTCTCGATGTTAGTCCTGATGTTGATATGGATTATAAATTCACGGCTCCTGACGGCTATACGTTTAACACCCAACTAAGTATCGGCATAGATTTTTTTTTCCCAAGCACTTAGCGGGTGAATATAAAAAATTAGTTGATGAAGAGATTTTCATCCTAACTAAACACGCTAAGTTTCAAGCCGATTATGTTGAACGTCTTCCGATTTATCGTAGACGACATTTCCTGTTTTTACTTGAGAAAGAATACGAGGAAATCGAAAAAATGAGAGAAAAAGAACATAGTAAAAACAATTTCAGACCGAGACCATAAAAAATCTCGGTCTTTTGTATTTATATAAAACACGGAAATCGGATGGCTGATAGAGATGATTTAATAAAAGGACTTAAAGATGAAAATAATGCGTTACGAGAATCGTTAACACTTCGTAAGGGTATACTTACTGAAGAAAGTAAACGAGCAGCGGAACAACAAATCTATAAGAACAATCAGGAACTTATTAATCAATTACTTCTCAAAGGTAATGAACTTACTAAAGAAGAAATCGAACTGCTTTCCGAAATTGAAAAAGAACAAAAAGATATTACCGAAGAAACAAAAAAAGGTAATAAAGAGTATAAAAAAAGAATAGATTTAGCACGACAATTTAATTCTGCATTAAGAGAGAGTTATAACTTCTTAATACAACAAGATAAAGCAATTAAATCTACAAATCTAACTCTTGGACTTACAGGGACTAAAGCTGCTGCCATGCGTCAGAGTTTTGAAGAATCTGCTGGTTTTATGAGTAGATTAGGTGGTGGTCTTGAAGATGCTGCGACAATTATATCTACCTTCGCTAATGAAACTGGTCGTGCACATGTTCTCACAGGTGATATGTTAAAAAATATCGAAGCCATTGGTGTTGGTACGGGTCTCGGTGTTGAACAAGCAGCTAAACTCGGTGCACGGTTCGAATTCATGGGATTCAATGCTAAATCCACGATGGATTACGTTCAAGGTGTTGTTGAAACCAGTGAAAGAATGGGTGTAAATACAACAAAAGTACTTCAAGTAGTTGCTGATAACTTCAAAGAACTCAGCACATTTACATTTCAAAAAGGTGTGGCTTCCTTTGCTAAAATGGCACAAGATGCCGAGAAGACCCGTGTTAGTATGGAATCCGCACTTGGTGTAGCTGAAGCCACCAGAGGACTGGAAAACGTTATTGATTTAGGTGCACAACTTCAAGTAATGGGCGGGGAATTCGCTAAGATGGACCCGTTCCAGTGGTTATATATAGCTCGTAACGAACCCGATAAAATGATTGAAAAAATCAGTGAAATGACCACGGGGATGTATACGTTGAAAAAAACCGCTGACGGAACATTTGAAAAAATCATAAGTCCTGCCGACCGTGATAGACTTACACAAGTAGCAAAATCTCTGGGAATAGCGAAAGATGAGATGTTTGAAATCGCACAAAGACGATTTGACATTATTGCTACCGAAAAAGAACTTGCAGGAATGGGATTAAGTGATAGAGAAAAGGAACTACTTGCAGGTGCTGCTGCAATGAATAAAGAAACTGGTCGATTCCAAGTAAACCTCGCTGGAACCATGACAAATATCAGTGCATTAACTAAAGAACAGGCAAAAACATTTACAATCGAACAAAAAACACTAGAAAAACGTGCTGAAGAAGCACAAACATTTGAACAAGTTCTTAAAGCCACGCTTAACGAACTCAAATCAACACTCGTACCTGCATTACGTAATTTAAATGAATGGGTTAAAAATAATAGGGATGTCATAATTAAATTCACTGAAGGAATTGCGAAATTCATGCAATCCGAAAAACCTCTTGCTTCAATAGCGAGAAAATTAGTTGCTGCTGCATTATTATGGAAAGGCGTAACCGCAGCATTAAATATTACAGCTGGAGCATTAAAAGCGTCTGTTGCTCAAAAATTTTCAGGTACTGCTGGTAAGGCAGGTGGAATGGCTGCTGGTGTACCCGGTTCCGATTTCACTAAAACAGGTATGGTACGTAAAGGAGCTGCTGGTCTTCGTAAAGCTAAAGGAATGCAAGCACTTGGAGCGGGGGCTGGAGCAGGTGCTGCAATGGCAGGTGCTGGAGCGGGTATCATGCTTGCTGCCAAAGGTCTGAGTGAATTAGCGGATTCCATGAGTAAATTAACACCCGAACAAGCTGAAAATCTACAAAAAATAGCCACAACAATGGCAGTTACATTTCCACTTGCTGCTATTGGTATTGCATTGGTTGCTGCCGTTGCTGCTCCAGCAGCCGGTCCGCTCTTGGCTCTCGGTGCAGCACTTCTTATGGTAGGGGGTGCAGTGGGTATCGCTGCTGCTGGTATTGGTTTCATGGCAAAGGGTTTTGGTGAAATGTTTGAATCCAGTAAAGGTGCTGGGGACGATATGATGAAAATAAGCGGGGGTATTGTGGGAATAGCTGCTAGTCTCGGTGCAGCAGCAATAACACTCCCATCAGCGATTGGACTTTCTATGGTATTGAGAAGAATGGCAAAAAGTGCACCAGAACTCGCAACCGTAGGTGATTCATTAAAAAATATTAAAGAAGGACTTAGTGGTAGTGCTGCGGATTATGAAAGAATAGCCGATGCAATTAAAACCATTAGTGGTGTTAAACTCAGAAGAAACAGTGCAATTGATGGACTTGCTGATTTAATGAGTAAACCACTTCGAGTAGAATTTGATAAAAGTAGTGTGAATCTTGAAAACACCGTTACATTGAATATCGATGGTAATAGATTCATGCGTAAAGTCTATAATACCGAACTAGCTGTTCAAGCCAGAGAAGACCGTAGAAACAATAAATAAAAAATATTTACCGTGATTTAGTAAAAACTCTTGCATTTGTCAAAAAAAAGTCGTACCTTTGACACGTTTCCAAGTAATCAATACGATTATCAATTCTTTGAACCGATAACAAATTTACTTCGTTTTATCATTCTTTCCAAAGAAAAAAAGAAAAACTCGACATAATGGGATAGCTATATTCAATTAAAATTGAATTATATTTTCTTAGTTTGTATTTCATATAAAAATTTTTAATTAATTGTATTATTACCCAATAATGTATTGATAATATAAAATGGATTAGCGGGTCGGGGTTCGAATACAGATTTTCTCAAGGTAAAGGTATATATAATAAAATCAATACGCAAGTATTTATTAAAAAAAGTTTGAAATGGCTGACACTCCTTCAAGATTATCTGATGGTAATATATATTATAGAGGCAGTTTTATTCCGATAGAAGAATATCGTGATATGATTGCCAGTCGTAATATTTATAATCTGGAAAATGAATACGAAACCAATAAAACGTTTTCTCTTAGAAATAAAGGTCAGGTAGCCAATGGTATTGCAAGCGTGTTAAATGTCTTACCTCAGTATAATAATATCAGTACTCAGACCAATTTATTGGGAAATGTTGCAGATAGTTTTGGTTCCAGTCAGTCATCACTTGCTAGAATAGGATTAATTATGTTGAGTAAACAAATGCTTTTGAACTCAGCACAGAATATCAGCACCAAATATCTGGGAAGTCTCGATACATCTCAACTACTTAGAGGTAATCCTGAAAAGGTTTGGAAACGAAATATCGACAACCGCATTACACTTAAAGACCCCAAAGATAAAACCATGTTGGAAAAGATTGCGGGTTTCGGTGAAAAATATTTAGGTGTCGAGACTTACGATGTTTTTGGTGACGGTAATCCATTTACTGAAAAAGATTTCACGACAACCAATGCAATTAGAAACACTGGTGAGGGTCAACTCGCACATTATTTTAAAAATATTAATAGAAACACATATAAACTCTATAATTCCAAAGACGATTCGCAATTCAGTCAATTATATCTTGATTATTCTGAAAACGTGGGTCAACCTATTGATTTAAATCGTTCACAAACCATTCGTATAGGTAAAAACTGGTTTAATTTCAATAATAGATTATATCATCCGTATTGGAATACCAATTTGAATTCCGATGCTATTAATGCTGCTAATCTCGAAATGCGTGCCAATTACAGTGGATTCTCGATGACCGAGGTTCAGGAATACGCACCGAGTCAAGATTATATCGATGATAATTTCGGAAGTACGAGTGTCGATAGAAGTCGAGGAACCGAAGATTTTGTTGGTGGGGTTTCGAATCTCAGTCCAGATAATAATATTGTTGGTAATCTGGCTTGGGGTAGAGATGGTGTTGGTGAATATGCTGAAGTGGAAATCGGATTAAAACGTGGAGATGATGATGATGATTCGGGTGTATTCGATACTAACAAAATAAAAACTGGATTACTGGATTACACCAAGAATCTTCTGAATGCCACCGAAGGTAGATTTGTTGACATCACGAGAAAAGTATTTAAAAAAGGTGAAAACAGTGATGTCGTAGGATTTCAAGGGTCTGGTCTCTGGAGAGGAAATAATAGTGTGTATGCACAAACCGACATTGAAGGAGAACTCAATAGTGCCCAAGCAGGTAAAGCTGGTGTGCGTCAACACACCACACTCGACCCCTACGGTAAATTCGCAAAACTCATTCGTTTTAATGGTAATAAAGTTTATCTTGGTAGTCCAGAATCCGTTGTGCATCAAAGAGTGTTACCGAGAATACATCCAACACGAAATACTGAAGGCGGTATCGATAATAAGAATCTCATGTTTAGCATCGAGAATCTTGCCATTGGTACAATTAAGAGAGAAAAATATGGGGTTATTGATGATGAATATGGTTCACCAATACCATTGAGTGAGGTCGGTCAATTTGCTGGTCGTCAGATGTGGTTCCCACCATATAACATAGAAATCAATGAAGTGGCAAGTGCTAAATACGATTCAACTGTTATGATAGGTAGGAATGAACCCATGTATAACTACATGAATTCCGAAAGAAGTGCAGTGGTTAGTTTTACGTTACTTGTTGATTATCCTGAACACGTTAGAAATATTCAAACCAATAACTTAAATGGAAAACATAAGGCTATTGCGGATTTCTTTGCTTTTGGTGGTGACCCCTTACCTGATGAAGTCGTAGTTGAAACACTTGAAAAAAAACTCAAAGACCTTGAGAATCAGAAACCCGAAGTGACTGGTCTTGACGACCCAGCCGAACCCCCTACAATCAGTACACGTGAAGTCAAGATATTTTTTCCAAACGATGAACCTAATAGTGGTAATGTTACCACTATTGTTGATATAATGTATAAAGACCCAGAGCATTATGAAATAATAAAGAATTTTGGGTCCAGTGATAATGGTAATGGGTTTGGGTTAAACGAAAACATCTATTTTCAAACAGGTATTACTGGAAGCAGTAAGGAAACGTATGGATTAAAACCTTTCGTAGAGAATTTTTCTCAATACGGTGGGGATGCAATTGGAGAAAACGACCAATTCGGTACGTGTCCGTTAAACGTGAATTTATTGGATTTCTTTAGTGACGAGCAATTCAGAAAATATTATAACATAGAGATAAGTGGTGAGGCATCGAAACTTTATTTAAGTGCCAATGAAAAAGCATATAATGAAGCACTTGGTAACCGAAGGGTAGAAGCAGCTAAATATCTTGTGGTCAGAAGACTAGCTAATATGTTTGGTGAAAGTGTAGCCAGAGAATTAGAGCAGAACAACATCAAGACCTTTAAAAGTACTGGTAGTTTTGGTAATAGTGAAATCGGTGCTAAACCCGAAAACATGCATTTAGAAGACGTTAAACGAGAGAGGTCGGCAACGCTTAAGTTCGTGAGAAACACGACACCAGTAGATAAGATTGAAAAGACATTGACATCTGAACAACAAAAAAATCTCCAAGACATTGAAGATGAAATCAGAGTAACAACGGAGAAACTGAATAAAGCCAAAAAGAATATTGCTGAAAACATCTATAAGGAAAGAAGTAAGGCGATGCTAATGGGAACCGAATCCATTGAGAAAAACGAATTCAATCCTGTTTTTCATAGTCAGACACCAGAAGACTTTCATAGAAGACTGACGTTCTTGCATCAATGCACTAGACAGGGTGCTGCGAAACGCTATGACTTAGACCGAGATGATAACGGTGTATTGAGAGCCAGAAACTCGGTATTTGGTCGTCAACCCATATGTGTGTTGAGAGTCGGGGACTTCTTTCACACCAAAGTGGTTATTGAGAGCGTAACAATTGACTATGCTGATGCACCTTGGGATTTAAACCCAGAGGGATTCGGATTACAACCTATGTTTGCTAATATCACGTTACAAATGAAGTTAATCGGTGGTCAATCGCTGAAAGGACCTATCGATGCCCTACAAAATGCCGTTAGTTTCAACTACTACGCCAATTCAAGTTTCACCGATAGAGGCATGTATGCCAGACCATTTGAGGAAGCCGAGAAACAACAGGAATACATGGAAGGCGTGTTGACCACTAAAAGAGATGCATTAAATAGTGCATATGATAATCTAATTAATGGTCAGAATAACAATAATGTAAGAGAAGGAGAATCGTAATGCCAAAACCAGATTATAACCGATATAATGTGTTGAAAAACGATGACGGCACAACCGATATGATGCCATTTGTTGTTTTACCACAAAACAGTAGTGATAAATATGAGTATTGGAATACCACAAATAGTCGTATGGATAGAATCAGTTTGAAATACTATGGAAATCCTTTCTACGATTTTTTGATTCTTTACGCCAATAGAATTTACATGAATGAATTCGATATACCTGATGGTGCATTGATTCGCATACCGTTCCCCCTTCAGAAAGCCCTAAGTGACTACGAGGCAGCACTTATTAACGTAAAAAATAGAAATACTTGATAGTTTGATTTTTATTCTGTAAGTTTGCAGTTGTGCAATAACGGTAAATTTACGATAATGAAAAAACAATTGAAGTTCAATGATTATGTTAAATCATTTCCTCACCAGATTTTTGGAGACCTAACCATAATTAAAAGTTCCAAGGAAGAAGATACTTATTGGTTTGTTGGAAAAGAAATTCAACAAATTTTAGGTTTTAGTGATTTATCACATGCAATTCAATATGCTGATTTGGATGCTGATGAGATATTAATTCTCAATAAGAAAAATAATCGTAAATTATTTAACGATTTCCTTTCTCATTATAGTGACAAGGGTTCGATGTTAAACATCGAGACCTCTGGAGACTCCATTATATCTAAGTTTTCGAACAGTGTTACCCTAATTAAAGAGTCTGGACTCTATGGTTTGGCGATGACGAGTCGTAAACCAATTGCCAAGGATTTCAAACGTGCAATCCGTAAAGACATACTTCCAGCTGTAAGGAAATTATTTGAAGTCGTAAATGAAATCAAACTGAAACACGAAATACTTGCCCATCTTGATGTAGAATACCAGAAATTTAATTCAAAATATTTTAATGCACTTAAATATGGGGAGGGTGGACAACATAAAGTCATGGTTGAGAATCGTTCGATTTCAGTAAAACATACAAATATTCCACCAAATAAATGGAAAAAAATGGGAAAGGAAGAAGCAACGAGAAGAGGGATTGCCCCGTCAAAAATTGCGAGTGGTTTGGATGGAATGAGATTATTAGAACCAGAAGAAAGTTGTAGTATTAGTCAACATAAAGAATATCTTAGAATGGGTTTACCTGAAGAAAAAGCGTTTGCGTTAAGTAATGCCGATGTTACTAAAGGACATTTTAAGTTAATGATAGATAATGGTGTAATGCCAAATGAATTAACGAGAAAATTATCATGAAAAACAATATCGTAGTGGTGTTTTCATCACATCGTAGCGAAGAATTTAATCAGGATTTTATCAACCACATCAAGGCGACAATAGGTGCAAGACACAAAACCATTTGTTACCCCAATTTTAATCAATTCAGTCTTCCTGAAGTTTATAATCAGGCAATTGATGAACACAGTGAAAAAGATTGTGTTTTCGTTATGTGCCATAACGATATTGTATTTAAAACTCCTAAGTGGGGAAAACAGTTATTGGGTAAATTCAATAATACTGGTTTTGATATTATTGGAGTTGCTGGCAGCACATACTTACCAGTGTCAGGCACATGGTGGGAAGACCGAAGCAAGATGGTGGGAATCGTTCAACACACAAATGGGTTGAGTACTTGGGATAGTGAATATTCACCAGAAATATTTGGTGTGAAAGAGGTTGTATTAATCGATGGATTATTCATGGCATTCGACCCAGACACCATTATTCATAAATTCGATGAAAGTTTTAAAGGATTCCATTTTTATGACTTGAGTTTTTGTATTCCTAATTATCTCGATGGTTGTAATATTGGAGTCACGACTTCAATAAGAATTTTACATAATTCAATTGGTCAAACAACTCCAGAGTGGGAGACGAATAAAATACAATTAGTAAAACTATATGCAGACGAATTGCCATTAGTGGTAGAACCGCCATTTAATGACTTTCTTCCACCAGAAACTCAACCCAAAGTCACAGTCGTTATTCCAACGAAGAACAATTTAAAATATATTGAGAACAATCTTTATTCGTGGCGAAACGTAGTTGCATATGATAATTACGAAATTATTATTGCTGATACTGGTAGTTCTGAAGACGTGATTAAAGCATATGATGGCTTACTGAGTGATAAAGTCAGGCTTGTGCGTTATGACTACTATAACTTCGGCAAGATTAATAATGACGTGGTGAAAAATCATGTCAGTGCCGATACCGAACTCCTGTTATTCTGTAACGATGACATCATCTTACTGAATGATGCTCTGAGTAGGGTTGTTGATATTTATAATGAGAACAAAGAGAAGGTCGGGACAATTGGTATAAGGTTACACTATGGCGATGCCAGCATCCAACATAACGGAATTACATTGGTTCGGGACGGTGATGCGATAAAATTATCACACCGTGATATCAGAAAAACCGAAAACTACCAAACAAAAGTCAACTACAATTCACAGGGAAATACTGGTGGATTCATGTTAATTAAAAAAGAATTATTCCTCTCTTTCGATGGATTTAATGAAAACTATATTGAATGTTTGGAAGACGTGGAATTAAATCTCAAGTGTAAGCATCAGGGACTTAAGAACATAACTGTAAGTGATGCAGTCGCATTTCATTATGAATCTATCAGTAGAAATAAGATTGCTGGTGGTGATAAGAGATTTATGGTTGACTTTGAGAGATTAAGAGTATTTATAGAAAAAAATAAAATAAAGATATAAAATTATTATAATGGATTTATGTAAAACACCAAACCAACACGCACAAAAACCATCACTAACTATTATTAATGACAATATTATTGTAAAAGGATATGGTAGCTACACAATTAAAGACAGGATGTTATTCTACGATAGTAAGAAATTCAATGCAATCAAACCTTATTTAGTTGTCGAAAACAAAAAAATTGTTGATTTAGGTTGTGCAAATGGGTTATTTAGCGTTTATCCAGCATTACATCACGATTCAAATAAAATTATTTCGGTTGATATTGACCAAGAACATTTAGATATTATTAAGAAGATTTCAAATAAATTGAGTTTAAATATAGAAACGAAGTTAGAAAATGTCGAGGGTTTTAATGAACATGTTGACATAACAATAGCATTAGCGTTAATTCATTGGATATATTCATGCACATCTGATAAATTTGGTAGCTTAGATAAAATAATTGAATGGTTTAGTTCCTTTACTGATGAATATTTAATTATTGAATGGGTGGATGCACCAAACGACACGAACGTTAATTTCTTTAAACATATCGAATATAATCGAGATATTATTACCGAAGAATATACCGAAGAAAATTTTAATAATGCTCTAAATAAATATTTTAGCAGAGTTGAATATATTTGTGAAGTAAATAACTTTAGAAAAGTATATGTAGCGTATAAATGAGGGCATCAACAGCAGACATATTATTCATAAATAATGTGGTCTATAAAAACATCGGTAATAATAAATATCAACATTTTCATGTATATGAACGTGAAGTTTTTTGGTTAAATCGATTTCAGGATTTAGATTTTATACCAAATTTAGTGGGGTCTAATGACAGCAAAAAAGTAATATCAATGAGTTTTGTTGGTCGTAAAGTAACAAAAGAAAATCTTCCGAGTGATTTTGAAGAACAACTTGATAATATTAAGAAAAAATTAAAAGAATTTAACTGTCAACATAATGATATTAATGATGATAATATCTTAATTGGTGATGGTAAGATTTATTTAATTGATTTTGGTTGGACTACATTCATTAATGATGATATTGAAGACAGTGCTGATGAAAGTTTTCAGTACGTATCTCACGAAAATCTAAATATTTTTCCCAAAGAATTAAACCAATTCTTTTTAAATAACGGTAAATTAGATGATGACTATGCATTTAGTCAACTAAAAAATAAAATAATATGAAATTAGGTGTAACATATAATGTGTTTGATGGTATTGAATTACTGGAATCAAGTATTTTGTCAATTATCGATAATGTTGATTATATTAATATAGTGTATCAAACCACAAGTAATTTTGGTGAGTATTTAGATAATTTTCCAATTCTTAAAGATTTAGTTGATAAAAAATTGGTGAATCATTTGATATTCTACGAACCAAATCTGGGAATAAGCGCACAACAGAATGAGGTGATGAAAAGAAACATTGGTTTAGAACATTTAAAAGAAAATAGCTGTACGCATTTCATGAATTTAGATGTTGATGAATTTTATAAAAAAAATGAATTAGAATGGGCAAAAAAAGAGATTATTAGATATAATTATAATGCCACTATTGTAAGGATGTATAGATATTATAAATATCCTACGGTGCAAATAAATAATTTTTTGAATGGATATGTTGATTATGCACCATTAATTTATTCGATTAATAATAAATTAGGTTCTTTTGGTTGGAGATATTTTGTAGATGCAACCAGACAAGGAAGTGGTGGGAATGTTCATGTTTTTTCAGAAAATGAAATTATGATGCATCATATGGCATATATTAGAAGCAATATGAGGATGAAAATGAATAATAAATATACAAGACAAAATTTTATTGGTCAATTGGAAGAAATGATTAAAAATTTCGAAGATTATCAATTGGGTGACGATGTTATTATTCATTTTCAAGGTAAAAATCATGTGATGAAAGTAAATATTGTTGATAATATTTTTAATATAGAGGAAATTAAATAGATAATGGCAGAAAATATTAAATATCTTGTAGATATTGTGTTTAATGATAGGATGATGTCATTAAGTAATGTTCAAAATTGGGGCGATTTAATTCCATATTATATTATAAAGGAATTATCAAAATCCGATAAGTTGAAAGCCGATGATGTGTTTAATGTTAGATTTCCATATAATAAATATAAGATTTATTCAACAGGTAGTGTTATGAGTTTTACAAATGTAGACTCAATCGTATGGGGAACTGGTTGTATTATGAACCACAGTATTGGTGGCACACCTAAAAAAATATATTCTGTAAGAGGACCATTAACCAGAAAGCAATTACAATTACGAAATATTGATTGTCCAGAAATATATGGAGACCCTGCTTTACTATATCCTCTCATTTATAACCCAAAAATCGATAAGAAATATAAATTGGGAATTATACCACATTATATTGAATTCCAATCCGAAAAGGATATTCAGGTTCTTAGGAATTTAGAAAGACAAGGAGTTAAAATTATTAATATTTGTGCTGGTAAAGAAGGATTCATTGACGAGCTATTAGAGGTTGAAAAAGTTGTATCCTCATGTTTGCATGGGATGATTGCAGCAGACGCATATGGAATCCCAAATGCAAGGGTTAATATTTCCAATAAATTGACTGGTGGTCATTTTAAATTTCAAGATTATTGTATATCAATAAATAGGAAGACTGATTATGGATATCAATTAAATAATAATACAAAAATAAAAGAAATCGAGAATCTGGATTTCAATGCCGAAATTACATTTGATGGTAATGAGTATTTAAAATCAGCACCTTGGATTTCCAATGAATTTAACCTTTTTTAAATATTAGAATTATGATAAAAATAGAGAAAGATAAACTATATCTTGTAACTGGTGGGGGTGGTTTTTTAGGTAAACCACTTGTAAATAACATATTAAATAAAGGCGGTAGGGTTCGTGTAATTGGACGTGATGAGGGAACATTGGTGGCTCTAAAAGGACTTCACCCAACCATTGAAATTTACCCGGGAGATGTTTCTGATAATTTCGATGTACAACAAGCAATGAAGGGTGTTAATGGTGTGTTTCATTTGGCTGCATCGAAACACATTGGTCTTGCAGAAAAATTCGTTCGTGAAACAATAAAAACCAACACAATTGGTTCACTTAATATTTATGAACAATCCTTATCGCAAGACCTCGATTTCATTCTTGCGATATCGACAGATAAGGCTGCTCAAGTAGCTGGTGTATATGGTGCAACTAAAATGTTAATGGAACGCATATCTAATCAATTTCAAAATCTAAATCCAAACTGTGAATACAGAATGGTACGATATGGCAATGTACTTTATTCTACTGGTTCTGTGCTATGTAAATGGAAAGATTTAATTGAACAGGGCAAAGAGGTTATTGTGACTGAACCTAATGCAACACGATTCTTTTGGACGGTTGAACAAGCATTGGATTTAATTTATGATTGTATGGAAAAATCTGTCGATACTATACCATACTGCCCAAATATGAAGTCAATGACTGTTGGTAATTTATTAACCGCAATGATTGAAAAATATTCTAACGGGGTTGATATTCCAGTTAAAATAATTGGGTTACAAGATGGGGAAAATTTACATGAGAAGGTGTTGGATGAGGGTCCATTCTCAAATGAAGTGGAACAATTTACGATTAGTGAAATAAAAAAATTAATATAATATGAAGTTATCTGTATTAATTGGAACTTGTGATTTATATTCACCACTTTGGGAATCATTTCAAATTTGTTTTGATAGGTATTGGAAATTTAACACCCAAAATTTATTTATTGGTGAAACCATTAGAGTACCTAATTATACTAATACAAAGTTTGAAACAATACTTCAGGGTAAGACAGTATCGGCAGGTATGAATAATTGGGGCGAAAGAATGCGACAAGGAATTGAAGCATGTGAGGAAGATTATATTTTTTTTATTCTCGAAGATTATTTCTTAGATTACACATATAGTGAGGAACAAATGAATGATTGGTTAGATGCTATGAAAAAATATGATATGAATAGGATACAAATATCGGGACCATTGACTCCACAGTTTGATGTAAGTGATACTGAGGTTGGATGTCCATATAATAAATATACATTAAATAGTAGATATATAATATCAGTACAACCTTCAATATGGAAAAAATCCTTTTTATTAGAAACACTTAAAAGTGAATATTCTCCATGGGATTTCGAAATAAAAGGAAGTAAATTATTAATTGGTACTGACCATAGAACATTTGCTGATATTACTGTTATGGACACAAGAAAATATTTTAATGCAGTACGTATAGGATTTAAGAAATCGGTTGGGTGGGAAAAATTTAGAATGAAGGAAAAACTAAAAGATTTTTAAATTATATAATTACAACCAAATATATTAATTAAGATAATGAAAGATAATAGAGGTAAATGGTTATTTAAGGATACTTTTGGTAATCAATTTTTTAATGAATGTGACAAGATTGTTAATGATGAGATTTTGTTCAAAAATTTTAAACAAAATAGTATTTTTAGTTTAATAATTGGAAACGATGTTAGGGGTAAAAACGTATCCGACATATTATATGATAAAATAAAGGAGACCCCAATATTTAAAGATGTTAAAACATATAAAACCAACGACTTATATGGAAATCCTAAACTGTATAATTATCCTGATATAGGTAAAATATCATCAGGAACATTATATTTTATGTATTTATTAAATGATATTATAAATAAGTTTGGTGATATAAATAAATTAAATGTAGTAGAAATTGGTAGTGGGTATGGGGGTCAAGCTAAAATACTTTTAGACAATGGTGTTAATCATTACACTTGTGTTGACGTTAAACAACCATTGTCATTATGTAGAAAATATTTAGAGTTATTTAATTACCGAAACGTAAATTATATTAATACTGATGAACTTAGTATTAATAACTTTAAAGATAAGTACGACTTAGTTATAAGTAATTGGTGTTTATCTGAATTTGATAATGAAGGTATTAAATACTATATTGATAATATAATTCAATTCGTAGATAATGGATATTTTTTGATGAATATTAGTGATATTAAAAGAAAAAATTTCCTAATTAATGAATTAAAAAAACATTTTAAAATAGTTGTTATTGAGGATGAAGAAGTAAAAACCCACACAAATAATAACTTTTTGGTATATGTAACAAATAATAAAACTAATCTTTTTTAAATATGTTATTACAAGAAATTAGGGCAAAACAAGCGTTAGAGGAATTAAATAGGGTTGATAAAATCACAATAAATCACCCAACTCCTTGGACAATGATTGGAGATAAAAAATATACCCTTATATTTCCTAAGTATATGTTTAACTATGATTTAAAGAAAACCATTGATTTTTTATTTATAGGTAAAATTAATAAAAAACGTTCAGATTTTTTAAAATTATTCCCAGATGCAACAATTAAACATTCTGAAAGAGGTAGAGATATAAAAATAAAAGTTAAAGACGAAGAATATTTTAACGAGATGAGTAAAGCTAAATTCACACTATGTCCTAATGGTGATTTTATATGGACATATCGTTTTTTTGAATCCATTATTTTCAAATCAATTCCAATAATAGAAGATTATTGTGACCACTATGATGGATATTATTTTTATCGTCATAATGATGAATATATATATAGAAAAGATTGGGTTGATGCTAATCTAAAAAAATTAAAGAATGAAATGACAATTAATATCTAATTGTGATGGTGAAATTCTTAATATTGGTGCAGATAAAGATTATTCGTTAAATGAAGTAGCTTTAATGTTGAAAGAGATTGTAATAACATTTAGATATTCACCTGAATTCAATATAAAGAAGCAAGAAATGAAGTAAAAATTGCATATAGTAATCACGATAAGGTGAAAAAATATGTATTCTTATTGGAAAAACATCTAAAATTGGGTAAGTTTGGTACGTATGCTGGAGTTCCCGTGAAAAAAATAAATTAAATTTATGAAAAGAGGGGGTCGGTCAATAAAAAAAATAATAAAGAAAAGAATTGAAATTAAACAAGGTATAAAAATGAGGGATAGAGATAGAATTAGACGGGGTGTTGGTGCAACACCTAAACCTCTACGTGTTGATATGGTAAGTAGAAATGATGTTAGAAGTGGTGTTAGAAGAATCGTTCCTAAACCACCAACCAATTCAATCGAGTGTGTTATTAATTTTGATACAAAACGAAAATATGTATTTGAGGGAGTAAAACAAATGATAATGTCAAACTATGGAAATTTAATTGAATATAAAGATACATTAGTTGTGTTGGGATATAACATTACTTTTAATATTAACGATATAAGAAAAGAATATCCTAATAGAAAAGTAGTGATTTATCAATTAGAACAACTTTTTGATAATAAAAGTATTTGGTATAATAGCAAAAGTAGTGACCCTAAACTTATAAAAGTAACAAGAAATATACGAAGAGCATTGGAAGAATGTGATGAAATATGGGACTATGATTTAGATAATATTGATTTTATTAAATCGGAAGGCGTTACAACTAAGATAAAACATATTCCATTGGAATATACATCAAAATTAATTAAAGAAAATAAAATTGAAAACCCTAAATATGATTTATTGTTTTTTGGTACAATTAACGATAAAAGGGCAAAATATTTATTAAATTTAGTTGAGAAATACAATATGTGTATCATCTCAGCAAAAATTAATATCACAGACTATGGTTTAGAAAAACATGCGATTACTGCAATTTTTGATGATGAAATATATGATTATATATTTAATTCGAAAATTATTATTAATTTACATTTTTATGATTCTTGTTTACAGGAACAAGTTAGACTTTTCGAATTATTAATCAATAATAGAACTGTTGTTTCAGAAAAATCAATCAGAAATTATTTTGGTGATTTAATATATGAATTTGAAAATGAGAATGAGATGTATGAAAAAATAGATTTTATTTTAGATAATAAAATTTGGGAAAATAGTACAATATTTGAGGATTTTAAAAATCATAATTTCAGTAAATTATGAATAATATGAAAAAAGTATTAGTAATAGGAGATAGTTGTCAGGACATGTTTAGGTACGGAACATGTGATAGGTTAAGTCCTGAAGCACCAGTACCCGTAATGAAACCAACCAGAAGTTTCGGTAATGGTGGAATGGCAATAAATGTACATATGAACTTACTTGCTCTTGGAGTCGAAGCAGATTTAATTACAAACGATATCCGACCAGTCAAGACTAGATATGTTGATGAAGTCAGTAATCAGATGTTGTTGAGGGTCGATGAGAGTGATGAAGTTAGACAAATTGGTTTAAATACTTATGAAGAAATTAAATTCGATGAGTATGACATAGTTGTTATAAGTGATTATAATAAAGGGTTTCTGAGTGAAATTGATATCGAGTCAATTACTCAAAATCATCAATTAGTTTTCATGGATTCGAAGAAAAAAATTGGTGATTGGGCAGCAGGTGTCGAGTTTATTAAACTCAATGAAAAAGAATTTAATGAAAATTGGTCTGGGGATTTTGATTATGATGGGGATTTAATCGTAACCAAGGGAAATGCTGGTGCTGAATTAAATTTTTGTGAAGCATTTCCAATTGATATCAAGCACGAAGTCAGAGACCTTAGTGGTGCTGGTGATACTTTTCTTGCGGGATTAGTTGCAGATTACATAAAAAATGCCGATATTCGCAAGGCAATAACTTTTGCAAATCGATGTGCTGCATGGGTTGTTAGTCAAAAAGGTGTTGCAATTGTAGACCCAGATAAGATATGAGTAGGAGATTAATTATAGAACAACCAATTAAGATTGAAAAGGGATGGGGTTATGAACTCCACATCCATAATGCTGATGGGTATTGTAGCAAAATTCTTCATTTTGATAAGGGTGCTGCATTTAGTCTTCATATGCATATTGAAAAACACGAGACATGGTATGTTGCCAGAGGTAGTTTTGAGTTAAGAGGTGTTGACCCTGATACCACTGAAGCCTATAGTTTGGAGTTGAAACAAGGAGATGTTGTGTCAATTAACAGAGGTATTTTACATCAATTAGTGGCACATGAAGACAGTGATATTTTTGAAGCAAGTACACCTGATAAACCAGAAGATAGCTATAGAATTAAGAAAGGAGATAGTCAGTCATGAATATATGGGTAAACGGATGCTTCGACATACTTCACACAGGTCACTTGGACTTGTTGTGGTACGCCAAGCGATATGAGACAAATGGAGCCAGTTTTCTTTACACCATAACGCAGAACAGAGTCATTGTGGGTATAGATAGTGATGAAAGAGTAAAGCAGCTTAAAGGCGATGACAGACCCATTAACAATCAACACGACCGAGCAAAGATGCTTGGCAATCTCGTGATGGTTGATAGCGTGGTTATTTTTCATAATGACGATGAATTGCGGAAATTCATTGAGGTCTTTGAAGTCGATTACATGGTCACAGGTGATGATTACCAAGACAAGGTAATTATTGGTGCGGAATGCACGAAATCTGGGGTCGTATATTTCCCCAAGAACGACAAATCGAGTACAAACATTATAAAAAAAAATTAAGGTGTTATGATAGTAGTTACAGGTGGTGCAGGGTTTATAGGATATAATCTCGTGAAGCGATTAATTGAAAACGGACACAAGAATATCGTGGTTGTCGATAATAATATTAGTAGGATTGTTAGTCGTGGACATCGAGACATTACGTATCTCAGTGTTGAGGATTCATATATGTGGTTAGGTTTTAATGGAAACGCAATAAAAATGGTTTATCATCTCGGAGCACGAACAGATACAATGGAAATCGATGAAAAAATATTTAAACACCTGAACACGAATTACAGTAAATTCATTTGGGAACTCTGTACCGATTTCAAGATTCCATTGATTTACGCCAGCAGTGCTGCGGTTTATGGTGAAGGTGTATTGGGGTTTGATGAGGATTTAATGGAAGAGCGTTTAATGCCGTTAAATGCATATGGGTGGTCGAAACTCAATTTCGATGAATGGGTACTTCATGAAGAACGCACTCCACCGCATTGGTTTGGATTCCGTTTCTTTAATGTTTATGGACAACATGAAGATCATAAAGGCAGAATGACATCCGTGGTCTGGCATCTCTATAATCAAATCATGGAAACAGGAGAAGCCAGACTTTTTAAATCACATCGAGACGATTATCTACATGGTCATCAAATGCGTGACTTCATACATGTAGATGATGTCGTTAATCTGATGTTATTAACACATGATATCAGACACGCCATGTCTTCGGGAACCTATAATCTCGGTACGGGAAAAGCCAGAATCTACAACGATTTAGCACAGGCAATTTTTAAAAGTCTTGACAAACCCGTAGATATTCGGTATATTGACACCCCAGAAGAAATCAGAGACAGTTATCAGTATTTCACCGAAGCCGATATGAATAAACTCATGGAAGCCATAGGTGGTTACGAGTTTCTTAGTTTAGAAAAAGGTATTGAAATATATATTAAACAATTACAGAATGAAAATAGGTAACGTTATTCATGAAGGCGAACTCGTAAACCATACTAAAATGGGTTACATTAACTATTTTAATGAACGCAAGACACACGATGAAATCGATAAGTCATTGCCCACGCTTTACGTGGGTTGGAATTTTATGAAATCTTGTAATCCCGATAATGAGGTGATTCAAAATGCAGATATACTCAAAAAGAAAATCGTTACCGATGAATTGTATTGGGAGTTTGATTTCAGGGAGAGCAAGGCATCCCATGTCAAGGGTGTCGATAAATTCGTGAATCTCGTACCCGAATTTTATTTTAGTCCGAAATACGGTTATATCAATTTAGACCCCGTTTTCTTTCAAATCAAGGATATCCAAGACCTTATGGATGTGCTTCCAAAAGAAATACTGAAAATCTATCAGTACCGAGATGAAATGTTGTATGTGTTAGTTGATGGTAAAATAACTGGCATTAATCTCAAGATGTACGAATTCTTTCAATTCAACATAAATGATATGATTCATAGACTCAATGAACGTCTGATAACAGAAGACACGTATTTCACTGACCCCGATGCCGAAACCTACCAATCTTATTATAAAATCTTTCCGAATTTCGAACGTCTCAAAAGATATATTGTAGCCTTGGTGTAAAAATAATTGCCAACCATTATTTATATTAATATTTAATCGAATCGTTTAGTATTTATATTAAACGATTTTTTTTATGAGAAAAAAAAGAGGATATTGGACTAAAGAACGTGATTTACATCTGTTTCCATCACTTCAATTTCAAAATCTGAGCCATTGGCAATAGATTGAAATATTTGTTTAATATCATCATTTAACTGACCAACCAACATTGGTTTGCGATATTTACAAACAAAGATTAAATGACATTTTAGGTAATGTTTAGACCGATTTGTACTGATGTAATTAGATTTTTTGGACTAAAACTTGTATAATGTGTAGAAATGTTATATCTTTGTAAGAAATAAAACTATTTATAGTAAATGAATGACGAAGTATATATATATGGTTTGAAATGTCCTGAAACTGATACTATTAGATATATTGGTAAATCTAAATCTCCGAAGAAAAGATATGCCTCTCATATATTTAATGCTAAACACAAACCAGATAACATTCATTTATCACGATGGATTTTAAGATTAAAAAAAAATAATCAGACACCTTTATTGGTAATTATCGAAACCACAGAACTTATAAATTGGAAAGAACGAGAAAAATATTGGATAAGTTTTTATTTTGGAAATAACCTTTGTAATAAAAACGAAGGGGGAATCGAGCCACCTGACAATACAGGATTCAAATGGAGTGATGAACAAAAATCAAAACATAACTCTCACAAAAGAAAAGGAATCCCACAATGGGAAAATATACCACATCCATTATTAGGTAAAGAACATCCAGCAAAAGGACAAAAACGCTCAAAAGAATTTTGCAATCTTATGAGTAAACAGCGTACCGAGAATAATGGTATGAGGGGTGCTAAATTGTCGGAAGAAAGAATTGAACAGATAAAAAATAAAGTGAGAAAACCTATTGTATTAATAGATAATAATGGAGTTATTTTAAAAAGGTTTAATTCACAAAAAGAAGCTTCTATTGAATTAGGTATTGATTCAGGGAATATAAGTAAGGTTTGTAATGGTAAATTAAAACACATAAGAAACTATATATTTGCATGGGCTTAAGGAGTAGCAAAACTTGTAATGTGTGCAACTACATCAACCAAGACCTAACTCTAAAAGATAGAGAGTGGACTTGTCCAAGTTGTAATACCATACACGACAGAGATTTTAACGCAAGTATTAACATAAAAAAACAAGGTTTAAAAATATTAAGCTGT